GGCGCCGGCCATCAGCGCCGCCGGCGCTGCGCGTGGCGCTCAGCCGCGGCCCGCTGTTTCGAGTCGCGCACGGCGTAGTCCACCATCGCCGCGCGGAGCTCCGGGCGGGTCTGTTCGTACTCGCGCGGCGACATCTGGAAGTAGCGGCACACGTCCAGCATCTGATCGATCAGCCGCCTACGGTAGGGTCCACGGTCACCTGCACGCGCCGCAGCTGCACGGCGCCGCACGCTTCCCAGGCCGGGTCATACCCCTGCCGGCGCAGCGCCAGCCAGACCAGCGCGCGCTGCTTTTGGGGCAGGTTGTCCAGGTCATCGTCATCGCCCAGCAGGACGTTCAGGCTGACGCCGGCGGCGGCCCGCAGCCGGTCCATCTCGTCTGCGGTCAGCGCCAGGTCGCCGGCGTCGAGCTCCACCACGGGCGGCAGCTCGAGCCCGCCGGCGGCCAGGTGCGTTACTTCGGCCACGGGTATCCCCCGATCGATGCCTGCGTGGTGGCGGCCAGCTGCTTTTTCACCAGCCGCTTTTGGCGCTTGGCGGTCGGCACTAGGTAGCGGCCGGTGCGCGGCGCCGCGCCGCGGCGGCGGACGCCGAACTCGAGCCAGCGCGCGTACGGGACGCCGGACCCCTCGAGCAGCCGCACGGTCGGATCACGCGCCTCCACGCGCTGCGTCCGGCTCGAGGCGCGGAACCTGCCCGTCTTGACGGGTACGCGGGCGGCTAGGACGCTGCGCGTGGTGTTCGCGGTCAGCTGCAGGGCGCCGGCCAGGTCGCGCTCGGTCCGGCGCTCCCACACCGGCCAGTCCCGCTCGAGCTGTTCGAGGCCGTGCGTTTCGATCGCGATTACCGCCGCGGACGGACGCGCCATCAGACGGGAACGATCGTCTTCACGGGCGGGCCGACCAGCGACCACTCAATGTCGATCGTGGACGCCTCCCCGGCGTCGCCGTTGATCGGCGAGTAGTCCTGCGGGATCACCTCACCGCTCCACGCCGGGTTGGTGGCGCTGATCGGCTGCGAGCCGTACGGCACGATCTGGAACGGGACCGGGACGCCGCCCTCCACGGCGGCACTCAGAATGTCCTCGGTCGCGCCGGCGTCGAAGGACTGCACGAACGTGGCCGTCAGCGACCACTTGACGATTCCGGGATAGTCGGTCTCGCCGCAGAACGTGGTGACGGTCGTCAGCTGCGTATCGGGGTTCAGCTCGAGGTGTTCACAGACGCACTTCAACGATTCGCCGTCGATGAACACATCACAGTCGCGCAGGATCAGCGGCATGGGAGTCGGCACGGGTCAGTCCTCCGGGTTCGGGTCGGCGGGTGCGCGCAGCTGCACGCGGCACCCTAGGTAGTCCACGCCGCCGATCGCGACGGCGCCGGGCGCGTCCACCTGCAGCACGCGCCAGGCGTACGGGTCGCTACTGACGCGGCGCAGCACCAGCGACACCAGCTGTTCGAGGTCGGCCACGGCCGCGGCCGGCTCGAGCCGCGGCGTGACCGCCCACACCTCGAGCCGCGCCGTGTACCGGCACTGGCCGTCCGCCTCGAGCCACGGGTCCGCCCAGCGGATCATCAGCACCGGCGGCGCGACGGCGTCCGCGACGTGGTCGATCACGTCCGGGTCGCCGGGCGCTACCGGCTCGAGCAGCCCGGCCAGCGCCGCCCGCACGCCGCTGACGGTGACGGTGCCGGTGGCCGCCATCAGGCGACCGCCTCAGATATGGCGCCAATAGCGGCGAGTCGTGATCTGCGAGACCATCGCGGGGCTGATCCCGTAGTCAGCGGCCAGCGCGCGCTGCGAGCAGCCGCCGGCCGCATACCGGCCGCGCAGGTCCCGCACCTGGCTTTCCGTGAGCTTCGATTGCGGATTCGCGGATCCCCGCGGCCGCCGCGCCTTGCGCGCAGAGTCCGCGGAATTCTCGGCGTTTGTGCCGAGTCGCAGGTGGTCAGGACGTACGCACAGCGGCGCATCGCACTTATGCATAACGCACATGCCTGGCGGAATCGGTCCGTAGTGAAGCTGAAAGCTGAAACGGTGCGCGCCGATCTGCCGCCCGGAATCGGACCGGAACGCCCCATAACCGTCGCCGCTGCGGCCAGCCAGCCAGAGCCAGCACGATTCAGAGCCGCGCGCCACCTTCGGCCAGAATCGATCCGCAGCAGCCATCGCAGTAAGGCTAGCATCCCACCATTCATGAAATGCCCCAGCGGGTGCGGCGCGGCGTCAGCGTGACGGCGTGACGCGCGAACGTCGATTTCGGTAGCCGCATGGCGTTCTCGTCCGTCCCGAGAATGCCGAACGCGGCGTCATTGGCTTTGTACCACTCCACGCCGCGCATCAGGTTCACGCGGTTCACCAGCGGGTCTGCCGGGTCGATCGGGTCCTCAGCGGTGCGGCACAGCGCATCATCGATTTCGACCGCCGCGGCATCCAGGCACGCCTCGAGGCGCGCCTGGATATCCGGCGTCACGGTCGTGATCCGCAGCGCCGCGGCCAGCTCCGCGACGGTCGCGTAGGCGGCCACAGCGCGGCCCCCCTAGGCCTCGTCCGGCGCGGCGTCGGCGTCGGAGCTCTTTCCCCGCTTCGCCGGCGCTTTCGCGGCTGGCTTCGGGGCGGCGCCGGCGCCGTCGCCGGCGTCGGCCGGCCCGGATCCGTCCGGGCGGACCACCTGCTGGTTGGGCGCGTCCAGGCGCTCGGGGTCGCCCGTCATCACGGCGCCTTGTGGATCTTCTGGATGCCGGCGGCGCTGATCACCACGTCGGCGAAGTAGCCGGCGTAGGCGACCTGCACGCCCAGGACGCTCGGCTCCACCACCTGCAGCGCACCGATCCGGTCCTCATAGACCTCAGCGGACGCCGTGGACAGGACCAGCATGTTTCCGGCGTCCATGCCGGCGCTGATGATCACCGGGACGCCCGAGATAGCGCCCTGGCCGCCGGAACCGTAGTCGGCGGCCGTGAAGCCCGAGCTGACGGCGTTGGTCGGGTTGATCTGCGGGAACATCGGTCCGAGCAGCCCGAGCATGTCGGGTGCGCCGACCGCGAACACTCGGCCGACTCCCTTGGTCGCGGCGTAGACGGCGCCGACCGCGGCCCAGAACGCTGCAGCGATGTCGGCGCTGGTCGGCGTCGCCGGCAGCGCCGTGCCGGCGCCGGCGGCGGTAGAGAGGTCGTCACAGGTCTTGTTCTCGGACTCGATCGCGTACTGGCCGGCCAGGTCCGCGATGATCACGTCCATGATGCCGGGCTGCGTCCAGTCGATGTCCTGGCGGCTGACGTTCACGTAGCCGCCCAGCGTCACGGCCGTGACCGGCAGCTTGCCGATCACCATTTTGCGGCTGACAAGCTCCGTCTTTTCCGCGGTCTGCGCCGCCACCTGCGTGTGCTGCGTGACCTGCGGACGCGACCAGGTGCCGCTCGGCAGGGGCCGCGGCCCCAGGGTCTGGACCAGCGGCCGCGACTCGTCGATGAAGTTCAGGACCGGGCCGATGATCTGTTCCGGCAACAGGCCGGGGTTGTCGCCGGTGGTCTGGTGCGCGGCGGCGCGGTGGAACAGCTCGAGCCGGCGCCGCGAATCCTCGTTCCCCAGGCCGGCGTTGACGCGCTCGATGATGTACGCGCCGGCGCTGCGGTACTCCACGGCGCGCGCCGGGCTGGCGGGCGCCAGGTCGGCGTAGGCGGCCAGCCGGTCGCGCGACTCGCCGGCGATCCGGTGCGCGTCCTCGAGCGGCTGCATCTGCGCGCTGATCGCGGCGATCCGGTCACGGGTCCGCGTCACGAGCTCCATCTCGTCCGGCCGCAGGTCGCGGCGCTCGGTCTCGGCCTGTTCCACCAGGTTCGAGATGAAGGCCTGGCGGTCCTCCAGCTCGCCGGCGTACCGGCTCAGCATTGCGTCAGCGTGGGACATTGGGGGTGCTTCCCTTCACGGGTGGTCGGTGGCTCAGGATCGTGACCAGTCGTGAGTGTCGATACCGCCCGCAACGGATCCGGCCCCGCACCAGCAGGTCATCGACGGATCCGGTAGCGTCCCGCTACTCGCCGCGGAGCGTAGCGAACTCGTCCGCAAGCCGCCAGCTGCGGACCCGGTCCAGGTTCGGCGTCGGCGGCGCCTCGAGGCCCGGCAGCGCCGCGGCGCCGGCGCTGCGGACCGCCAGGACGCGCGCGTCCACGTAGGCGGGGTCCGGCGTCAGCGCGATATGCCCGAGCCAGACCTTGTGCAGGCGGCGCAGGGTGCGCCGCTCGTGCCACGAGGCGCCGCCCGGCATCGGCAGCATTCCCGCCGACGCGTCCAGGATCCCCTCGTCCGCGAGCTGCAGCGTCTCGTCCCCGAGCACGGTCTGCGCGATCCGCACCTCAGCGACCAGTCCCTCATCCCGGTTCGTATGGAACGCGACGGCGCGGCCGATCGTGCGCTGCAAGTCGTGATCACGGTTCACGCGGATCCGGTTCGCGCGCCGCTCGAGCCCGTCAAACGCGCCGCGCGACACTATCTCG